TAATACTGGTGTTTGCGAACCATCATCACTAACAATGAACACATCATTTGAGCGCATCAATGTCTGCAAGAATTCAAATTCACCAACACTCAACCAATCGCTATTAATCACAAGACCTTTCGTTGTGTTTACATATCTATCTGTTACACCTCTATCGTATGTGTTAAAACCAAACGTTGTAGAATTGTAATCACCAATTACTTTTTGATATTGCTTGCGCTCGTAGTTATAAGTTAGTTCGCTACGCTTTGTGAAGTTGAAATAGTCAACACCACCGCACGTATTTGTCCACATCAATCGCACGTTATCGAATAAGCAATCATCATCAATTTTGTAAAACACGTAACGCCTTGAAACTCTTGTGCCACCTATGTTACGCGCATACACATCATACCATTTCCAATTCGTCATTGTTGCCCCATCAGACAACAAGTTCATCGGGTATGCACCGAATGCGTTTACTGCTAATGGATCACCACTTAACGCATATATGATTGTATCGATTAGTGTGTTGGATTGGTTAAATATATTAATCGCAATTTCAACTGCTTCTGTGTCTGGTAACTGCGTTGATATTTGACCTACTGAATACATAACACCATAATCACTTAATCGTGCAGGTATGTACACTTCATCAGTTGTTAAACCACCAACACTTGTATAATCACTCCAAACGTGGGTTGTGTTCAAGCGTTCTGATAATAAATACTTATCTGTTGTATTGAGCGCATAACGTGTATTTGTATCGGGTAAAAATCCATCACTAACTTGATATTCCGCAAGGAAAAAATAACCGCGTCTTGATAATGCTTGACCAACTGATGTTGGTGTGAACACTCCATTAATTAACCAACCTTCTTTAATAGTTGCACGTGCGTAAACAACTGAACTTGTTTCATCTTGAATGTTTGCAAAATTTGCAAGTGTTGAATGGTACAACTTTTCACGTATAATTGGTGCGATATCTAACACACCATAACCATTCGCGTTCGGTTGTACGTTAATTACGAAATCTTCAAAATCAAATACGTAGCGAAAACCTGCGTTACCGCTATTGGTTGAAGATGCAACGTAGATAAGACGTTGACCAACTGGTGTAAATTGTTCGGGTTGTTGTTGAATTGTAATTGCCATAATTATTGAAATTGTGTATTTAACGTTGCTTCGAAATCTTTTCCATACGCAACAAATAATTTTTCTTCATATTCTTCCCAAGTGTTATCGAGCGCATACTCAAATGCGTTCCAACCTTTGATTCCTTTCTTACCTATGCTTCGCGCTATCAAAAATGCAACTTGATTTTTTAACGCATCTGTTTGCTTAACTATTTTTCCATCTTTGTTTCGCAATTTGATTCTTCTTTCATCAATCCATTGACGTATTGCACTTATTGGTGGTGCTGATGCACCTGCACGTCTACCATCTTCCATAGCACCAAAATACTTGTTTGCTTTTCCTTTTGCGAAAACTGAAATACCAATTGAATTGCTTTTGATTTTCAATCGATATGCAAGTGATTTATTCAGCGTTCCAGTATTCACGCGATTCGTTGTTAATGACCTTCCTGCACCCGTTGTTGTTCTGCGTTTCAAACGATAATCACTTTGCATTAACTCAATAAAACGCTTCGCCATTTCATCGACTACTGAAAAGAAGTTCGGCATTTTTTCTCTCGTCATAACTGCGCAATTAATTCATCAGTTGTATTGATATCAACGTTATTCACTATGCAAGGAATTGTAATTGCATAAACACCTTCGTCTAAAAACAAATGCACACACGTTTCATCAATTACTTCAAAACCATTCAACGCATACACACGTGAACGATAAGTTACTTTCTTTTTTTGTATTACAATTTCTTCGCGCATTATGGTTTGTTGATTTGAATTTGTATGAATGAACTTCGTGATGTGTCAGCAGTTGAACCATTTTGTACTGCAACAACTAAATACTGATTTTGTGTCCAATCGATATTCGATGTACTTACGGCAGTTGTAACAGCAGTGTTATCATCAGCATTAACGTTTAAGTTACCTGCCATTGATTCTGTATTTGTTGTTGATTTAACTGCTAATGTTCTTGTATATTGAAACATTAAAGTTGTTGCTGCTGCTGCTGCTGATGTCGCTATCAATGATCCACCAATTGCACTACTTGTGTTTATATACATACGCGTTGTTAATGTTCCTGCAGTACCCGTTTTTCTTACACGTGTTTTAACATAGATAACATCACCAACTGCAACCGTATTTGCAGGTATTAAAATTGATGAAGTTAATGTACCAGTTGTTGTTCCAGTTACCGCGGTACCATCAGTTGTTGTTTGGAAGTTTTGAATTGGTAATGTGTCCCAAGTTTTATCGCCACGATAATATTGAAGTGTTGTACCACTTGCAATAGTTGGTTCAATACCTGCGTTGCTTAAACTCTCATTCTTCCACAAACCACTTGTACTATCATACTGCAACAAATCATTATTCGCAACACTTGTAATTTGGACACCGTGCAATTCATCTAATTCATAACCATTTTGAATGGCTAAAACAACGCGACCTTGTGTTGGGTGAACACGTGCAACATAACCAATGAACACACTATGGTTTGGTTCTGCTGGTGGTGTATTCGCAACAACTCCACCTGCTGTTGTAGCACTTAACCATAACATATCACCTGCACTAAATGCACTTGTGTCGATATCGTGCAAAGTTCCATTAACCGCAATTTGACCATCTGTATTATTGGCAATATTTGCAATCACCATTCCAATCGTCTTACTTGATGTTGCTTCACTATTTGCTTGTGCAAGAACTGCATTTGGTCTGTTACCAGTTGCACCACTCAAGTAAACGATTTGTCCTTTCGTTAATGTTGAACCTGTTGAATTTCTAACAACGATTTGAATTCTTTCTGCGCTATCAACAACACCATCAACATCTGTATCGTAAACAGATTTAAGCATATCACCACCACCTGCAATTGCTTTTATGTAGAAATCTTTACTCATATCGATGAAGGTGTATCACAAGAACTCCAATAATAAGGCACAACCATATCAAACGTAATTGTCCAACCAGTTAACACGTTTGCGAATTCTTCAATAAATGGTTCAATGCCTACATTCTGCACGCTTATCAATTCACCAAACACTTGTCGATTCGTCATAACGTTCGCAATGAAATCTTCAACGATTTGTTGCAAATCACTCAACACTTCTTTTTGATAATCAGTTTTTGTTTCTTTGTCGCGTGGAAGATCCGCGAGAATGATTTGAAATGAAAATGTTTTCGCACCAGTTGCATACGTAACTGATGGTGGTATAACTTGAAACATTGGAAACTCATTCCATTTCTCAATGTCGAATGTATCGATGTGACCAAATCGAAATTCCTTGATGATGTAATGAGCATCAGCCCACGTTTGGAATTTATTGATAACTTCGTTTAATGATTGTATTTGTGACATAATTGTAATCGAGCATATAGTTCATATAAGTAAATAGCTCCCACGCTTTTTTTTCGCTAATTAAATCCAACTTTGTTAAATCTCTTTCACACGCTTCCATAAACATATGGTAAAAACCATAGCGACCTAACACTTGTTTTAACCCATCGTCAAATCGTGCATCTTCTTCTTCAAGTCCATCAGTGTCTGCTCCAAAAATTCTTGGGAATTGTTGTTTAGTTCGTTTAGCAAAGTCGAAAAAAAAAGCATCGCACCATTAAATTGTTCCAACGTCATTTGCTCAACGTACGATTCATTTAACACACGATTTTCTATTGTGTATTTTTCGATTGTGTACTTGTCAACAACACGCTTTTCAATTGGTCTGTATAGCACACCCATTATTTTAACAATGTTAGTATGCACATCTTTGCACCATTCTGATATGTCAGCATATTCACCTGCTGTGATATCGTATAAATTTGGAATGAAACCAAAATCTTTGTCTTTAATCGTAATCACTTGAAAGAACTTTGCGCGTTCTTCTTGCAACGAATCAACAAACGCATTGATTAAAGTCGGCAAATCTTTAACTGGTATTTGCTTCGCTTTTTCTTTATCGATTTGACAGCACGCACACACTTGTTCGATTTCATTTTTTGCTTGTTTAAAATCGCGATAGTGTTTTAATGTGATGCTTGAATAATCTGCTGGTATACTTACGCGTAATGCCATATTATTATGTTGTTTATTTTCAACTAAAAAGTTCTTTTTGTTGCCTACGATCCACAATACAAGCAATCATCACCAGTATCGTTTAAAATTCTTTGTATTTCTTTATTAATTTCTTCATCACTCCACGTTGGGTGAAATGCTTTGATTTGTGAACGCAAGAATGCGTTGTTGTTGTCGCTCATAATTTGTTTATTTTTTTTTAATATAACATTCCATTCCCATTTGTCTTTTGGCGCATTCCATAATTCTTCAAACATCGAATCTAATATGCTCATATAATTAATTTATGTGTGTTGATATCGTGTTGTTCAAACAGATTTCTAATGTGTTCAAATACATCTTCAATTCCTTGCTGATAATCTGAATTCTGATTTGTGTTGTATTTTGTAAATGTGCGATAAGAACTCGTTTGCAGTTCCCAAAGCATCATTGCCATATCAGTTGCCTTCACACAACGCAAATGTGCAAGTGCATCATCACCATCATCAAGATTAAAAGTTAGTGTTGCTTTCATTTCATATAAATCATTATGGCTTCATCGCAATCATCAACATATATACTTAAAAGTTCATTTTTTACTTCTTCGTACTTTTCAAATAGTTCTGGATCTAGCGAATGAATTGCAAATATGTGAATTGTTTCAAAAGCATTTTTTAATGCAAGATAGCGTTGATTTGTTGCTCTTTGATAAGCATCGTGTATATATTTTGGTCTATTCATATATCAATTTTTTTTAGTTGTTTAATGAACACTTCAATTTCGTTCATAGCTTATCATTGATTACAATTTGAACTGGTGCATCTGATTCACCAACAATTGTTTGCCTTGCTTGTTTTGGCTTGAAGTATTCGAGCATCGTTAAATAATAATGCAAGAAATCTTCATCGTCCATATCACTTAATATTTCCATCGCACGTTGCGCACCACTTGTCACAACGTAATCACCTAACTTGTGCCACATCTCTGTTTTTAATGACACCGCACCCTTTGGTTTTAAACCACCGTGTCCTTTTTTTAACCTGCCGTTTTCGTCACGTTCTGCCATATGTCGCAATAATTTATTGTGTCAATAACTAAATAGATAATTAATCTAATTTACTTTTAAAGTGTAAAATTAATTGTTCCATCTTTGAATCATAGTATTTTGAAAACGTGTTGAAACCTTCGTTATTCATTTCGTAATTGCGATACAACACACCGCGCAATCGTTGAGATGGTTTTTTCATTGTGTCTTCTAAATCTGTTTTTAAAGATTCAACCATATCAATTTCATCGCGTGAAAAAGATTCTTCTTTGAATAGCAGATAACCAAATTGATTTGCAGTTGTAAATAGTTCTGATGCTTGAACTGGTGTTAATTCATTCGTACCAAAAGTCAACTTTAAAGTTTTATCTTTACGTGTTGTAACTGCTTCTAATTGTGCAGGTATTGTAATCATATCAAAAAAATTGTTGTAACAAATTTGATGTAAAAATGTTACAATAGATTATTAGTTATTAATATTTATATTAAACATATTCAAAAGAAAAGAAAGAAAAAGAAAAAAAGGTAAAAAAGAAAAAGAAAGAAAAGAAAAAGCCCCCCAAGAAAAACAAACGTTCACGCTCAATAAGAGCATTTGCTCGTTCCAAGCATTGGTGTTCTGCAAGTTTCGACGTTTGATACTGCGCTATGTCCTACGCAGGTTGTTGTAATCGTTTTAATCATAAATAAGAAAGGTGCGAATGGAGTAATGCAACAAACCACCAAACGCACCTTCTTGGGATAATAAATCACTTTTAAATATGTAAGAACTTTTTTGCATTGCAACAAATATACGATGCTTATTCAATTAGTTGCTTTGATACTTATCAAGAAGTTTTCAAAGTTTCGCGCATCAATTTAATCTCACGTTTAATACACGCACTACACGTTGAACGTTCGTTGTATGCTTGTGTTATTTGGTCTTTGTATGCGTAGAATTGATTGCGTTGGTTGTCATCAATCTTACCAGTTGTTTCGATTTCTTCTAACAACAACAACAACTCATTGCGTTCACTATCTGTGAGCATTCCTTTCCACTTATTTGCAGGGCAAGAAGCAAGTGATAGTTTTGCTTTGATGGGCATAACGCACCCACACAAGTGAATTGATTTCTTTTTGTATTGCACTTCGATTTCTTGTTCTTCACCAACGATTA